CCAGAAACACCACCAAAGATGCTACCAGATACAAGAGCGTTAAAAATGTAGCTGCCAGTATCCACATATGTTTCAGTTTCTTCAATTTCGGATGCCAGTTGAGTGTATTCTCCACCAATTTCTTTTACAAGTTCTTTTAAGAAATCCATAGTTAGTTGTCCTTTGTTGTTTTCATTTTAAACCAATGAGACCATAATTTTTTATAAAGTTGTGTATTATGTTTAATTTTTTCTAAAATAAACTCTAATTCTTTCTCAGTAATAGGTAGATTCATATAACTATTCCATATTTTTTACTGACCTCCTTTACGATTTCTTTTAAGAAATCCATAATTTAGTTATTCTCCGTAACATAAACATAGTCGGGGTGTTTTGTCTTAAATGTTTCTACTTGTTCTTGTGTTTCCAAGTATATAGAAAGAGTCGTTTTTGGATGCTCTTTAAAATAATACTTAACCTGAATTAAATTTTTCATTATGCAGACACTCCGTATTCTTCTCGTAAAATTTTTTTGTAAGGTAGTCCTTGGTCTTTAAGTTCTTTTACTAGTTTCAGTTTATGGTATAAAGATGCATCACCTCCAAGACTCATTGCCTTAATAATCGTATTCAGTTCTTCATCTGTAATCGGTAAATCCATCAATAAATTTATGTTTGGTTGTTATATCATACACCTAATTGAAAAAATAATCAAGAGTGACTTTATTTTCTGATGCCCAACCAATCGCATCTAAAATAGATTTAAGAGGATCTAAAAAACTCTTTTGGAATTGTAATTCATAGTCTATATATTGGTCCAGACCAAGTTCTTTAGGAAATTCCGAAATAAAGGAAATTACATTCTCTTGAATAATATTAGGTATTTTTAAGAAAATATATTTAACTTTTTCACCATTACCAATCAAAGAATATTTATTCGTAAGATTTTTTTTCTGTATGTAGTAATTAAAAAGGAGAGATCCTCGAACATGTATAGGTGTTTTTGATGAGTAAATATTAGATTCAGAAGAATACTTACGTATATCTGATGCGGTTCTTGGAAATGCAATTTGTTCTGGGGAAAGAAGATAAAATTGTTCTCTACAATCTTCTATAAACTTTATTACTTCATTTTCAGTTCCACTCATCATAATCTTGAGACCATCCTTAATCATTTTACGACAAGGTGCTGGAGTAGAAGATTTTACGGCTTCTATACCCATTATTTTAAGTTTCGGTTCGTCATAACGAACACCTTCACTATCCCAAACATTAAGAATATATCTCTTTTTAGCAGTCCAAATTCCACGGTCGGCAATATTTTCCCGCTTCATTTTCATCTTCTGTGCATATACATTCATATATTCGGCAAGTTCTTGATACGATTTATTAATATAGTTTTCAATTTCTCCTTTACATATTTTATCTAAAAATGTTACAATTGAGTTTGGACTTTTTTCTTTTCCTTTAAATATAATATCAACTAATGGTCCCATATTAAGATATATTGAATCCGTATCAGAAGCAATCACATAATCAATTCCATCTGTCTTAAGAAGTTTATTTAAATATTTCTTCATTTTATTTTCTATCCAACGAATTGCAACTTGCCCAGAAAGAGTAATTGCTTCAGCATTTGCTAGTTTATAATATCTAAACCATTCATTTCCTATTGCACCATACAAACTATTAATTTGAATTTTTCTTGCCATCTGAATATTATTATATCTTGATATTTCCTTTTCCAATTGTTTAGAAGGATTTTTTTCATATTGTTTCTTTGCATCAAGCATTTTTTTCTTATAGATTTGCCGATCATTAAAAATATTATCCACAAGTTCTGGGAATATACCTTTCTTTGTAGTATCATACATGCATCCATTTGCACTTACACATTTACCGGTGATATTAGTAATAACAACTTCTTTGTTTAAAAGTTTATCAACACTCACTCCTGGATAAATTTCATCTAAAAGAGTTTCTGGGGATATATTGTATTGCATAATAAGTGAAGGATATAGTGAAGTTAAGTCAAAACTCACAACCCAAGGATAAACTCCAGGAACAGGTTCCTTTACATATGCACCAGCATACTTATCGTTTTTTTCAACTTTTTGTTTAGGAGGTATAACAATATTTTTTTTCTTAAGATGATTGTAAATAATCGTATCCCACATACGAACTTGTGAAAATACGTCCTTATAATTTACTTTCGCATCATATGCCATCGTAAGAGCAAGCTCAATCAGTTTCATTTTATCTTCTAGACGATCAACTAATTCAACGTCTTTAATATTATACTTTACAAATTTTTGCCAACCTTTAGTATAAAAATCTTTAAATGTATCAAATTCAGAGTGATCTAATTTTTTCTGCCCAAGTTCTACTTCGGCAATATGATCTAATCTATATGATTCTTGATTAGAGGTTGCAGGAGACCACTTATACAGTTTTAGATAATCAAGTTGACTAATTCCTCCAATATCGTAGGCAATATATTTCCTACCTTTATCGTAGATATCATCTTGTGTTACTAGACCCCAAGGAGACAATCTCCTCATTAACTTTTCACCAATGACAGTTTCCATACGACGAACCAAATAAGCAATATCATACAGTTCACTATTCCAACCAGTAATAATTTCTGGTGTATTTTCTTCAATCATCCACCAATTTATAAAATCAGTTAAAAGACTATATTCATCAGAAAATTCACGATATGTTACATCTGAATTATTATTTTCATAAGGTCCAAGACCCCAGGTACGAATCTTTTTTGTATTGTAATCCTGAAGTGTAATTAACAGTATTTCTTCTGCTGCATTTTCAACATCAGGAAATCCATTTTCGGAAGCAACCTCAATATCGATAGTAGTAAGTTTAATTTTACTAATATCAAATTTTATTTCATCTTCTGAATAGTTATCAGAAATATATTGATAGATATATTTCTCATTACCATATATTTTAAAATTTTCTACTCCTGCATATGTCTTAATAAATTCTCTACAATCCTTCACAGATCCAGGCTTAATTGCTTCTACATATTCTCCCTGAAGTGTTTTATATTTGGTTTGTTTTTTAGAAGACACAAAGAGAGTTGGAAAAAAACCATCACGACTTACGAAACTTTTACCGTTTCTATAACCACGAACTAGAAATTGATTCCCAACCATCTGTACATTAGTATAAAAATTTAAATCCATCAGGAGGTTAGTTCAAGATACTTTTCAATAATTTCTGGAGTTGGATCAACAATAGTAAGAATACTATCAGAATGAATCATCAATTCAGATTGATTTGTAATTTCAGGCCAGGGTTTCATAGTATCCACATCAAAAAACTCATATGGATTGATCAGTTTGCAATCGGGTTCTCCAAGCTCAGATCCAACCTCAATAATTTCCGTAATTAGTACAGTATCAACCTTCAGTAGAAGGCACTTCACATTTCGTTCCATTTACTTTTTCCTCGTATAATTGGGTAATAGATTTAACTGGTTCAACAATAGTCACAATCCAATCTGGGCGTACAGGTATTTCACTATCACTTGTAAAAAGAATCCAAGAAGAAAATGTGATACTGACCATACCATCATCAGTCTCTGTTGGTTCTTCAGTAAGAAAGACTGAGTTGTTAATTTTCATTTTATGTGGATTTTTAAATAAATACCCACAAACTTTATCATCTGATATTAATTCCTTAATGTCTGCAATTACAGATTCTCCAGATTTCAATAAAGCAATTTTTACGGACATAATACTCCCATACCTCAGTTAATTATAGCATAAAAAAAAGGGAGGTGCAACTGGATTTTACCAGTTACCTCCCTGCAGCAACGATAGTTTAGCTCACTATTATTTATAGGTAATCTTTTCTCTTATGCGATTCTGGAACGATTCTTCCCAAAATTACTGTAAGTAATCCATCCTCAAAATTTACAGAAGTGACTTCTGTATCATCAGCAAGAGTCCAGGTTCTAGTAAAACTTCTTTGTGCTAAACCTTTATGTCTATAATTTGTTTCAGTTTCTTTATCTTCTTTTTGCCCTTCAATAAAAAGTTTTCCATCTTGTGTATAAACAAGAACTTCTTTTTTAGAAAATCCGGCAAGTGCGAGTTCTAACCGTGACTCTACACTACTGATTTGAACTAAATTATATGGAGGATAATTTGAAGTTGTTTCATGAAGATTTAATAAACGATCAAAATATTCGTCCATTCCAATACTATTACGAGTAATCCTATCCATGAGGGTAGGAAGGTCGGCAGATGTGTACCTAGAAAAATTAGTCATTTTTGCTCCTTAAAAAGCGAGATTTGATTGTGCGAACCCTTACGGCATTCACAATACTAATTATAACAGAAAGCATAAAAAAAGGGAGTGTGGAACTCCCTACTTTATTATTCGGTTTTCTCTGCTTCTGTAATATGCGTCT